TTAACGGATGCTAATATAGAGAAAATAAACACGCTTGAATTAGCTGGAGCCGTCCCCGTAGAGGTTTCGCTCACGGCGAACGCGGTCGACAGCGGTTCGGCAACTGCCTATACGTTCTCATCCCAGGCGTTGGGAGCCGCGGCGGACGACCGCATTATCGTCGTCGGAGGCTTCTCGACTAACGCTGTTCAGACTGTCTCGTCGGTCACGATTGGCGGCGTGTCAGCAGTCCATGTTGCGTCTGCGACCGACAGCGGAGGCGAGCAGTGCGCTCTTTGGCAAGCCGCTGTTCCGAGTGGGACCACTGGCGATGTCGTGTGGACATGGGGCGGTGCCGAAGTCGGCATGGGCATCGGCGTCTGGCGGATCGTTAACGCGGTCCCCTCGGCGTACGATTTCAGCGGAGTCACCGGGGCCAGCGCGCTGTCCTCGACGCTGGATATTCCGGCCAACGGTGTTGCCATTGCATATAGCGGCGCTGCGTCGGTCAACCGTACAGCCACATGGTCCGGGTTGACCGAGGTCTTTGATGCAAACGGCATCGAGGATGGCTCGACTTCCGGCAACCATACTGGCGCGAGCCTCGCCTTCGAGACCGTGCAGTCCGACCTCGCCATCGCGATGACGTTGAGTGGTGCGCCTATTCGAAACCCCGTTTCTACGATGGCTTCATGGGGTCCGCTGGGCGGTGCCGAGACCGAAGTCGCGGTTGATCGCACAGCCGGGACCGCCATCGGCAACATGTCTGAGGTCGGTAACCTCGCGGCCAGCTTCGACGGCACCTTGTATAAAGCGGCTGCGGCGTGTTCTCGGGCTACGGACGCCACCAACCCCCGCGACGGCTATATCGGCAAGGATTGGGGGTCCGGCAACACTAAGAAGATCAGTAAGTTCGCCGTGTACTGCCCGACCGACGCGACGTTTGCTGGCACCGCTCCCACGACTACCGTGACCCTGAAACTGCAAGGGTCCACCGATAATTTCTCGTCCAGCGTAGTCGAACTCTCATCCGACACGGTCAGCAACAACGCCTACAGTACGGCGTTCGCCGTCCCACAGGCGGACATTACTACTAGCACCGCGTACCGTTACCATCGGGTTTTGATCTCCCACACCGCGAACGACCGTATTTACAACTCGCAGTGCCAATTTTGGGAACTGACATGATCTGGCTGACCCTAGCCGCAGGCTTCCTGCTCGGGGCGCTGGCCTATCGCATTCGTGGCGGGTTGTTCGACCTGGGCCACCCGTGGGGGCGGCTGATCTTCGCGGTGCCGCTGTCCGTTGTTCTGGTCCTGCCGCTGTTCTCGATGGGGTGGCTGACCCTCTGCGCGATGTTCGTTGTGACCCTGATAGCCGTTTACTGGATCACCATCCTGGGCCACGGCACCTATATGGACCTGGGTCGCAATCCCGAAGGGCACCTCGATGAACCGGAGCGCCCTATCTACTATCTGGTGGGTAACGAGAAGCCGCTGTGGAACCCTAGACAGCGCCTTTACCATAACTTCTGCGGGCTGCTAATCAAGGGTGTGGCTCTTGGAGTATTGACAGCGGTACCTCTTATCGCCCTGTCTACGGATTTCACATATCTTGCCTTCATGGCAGCTTCGGCATCTATGCCACTTTGCTACCTTGCAGCGTGGAATATTCCATCTACAGTGAAGAACTTTGAGCAGGGACCCCCTTTGGGAGAGGCTCTCTATGGTGCTGTTATTGGGGCATCTGCTAGTGTGCTTATACTGTAATGCTAAAGGAACGCGCCCCATCAAGAACCCCAACACGTAAGCTGTTCAAGCAGTACGACCCCGAAGGTGCTGAGGACCTTGCTAGCTGGAGAGACACGTTCGTCGCTGCCATGGACCTGTCCGAGTATATCCCTGCTATTGAGCTTGCTGGCTCCTGGGCTGAGTGGGAGCGTATGAAGCGTGAATGGCCCTTCTTTCGTGAGAAGATTCTCACGGAGTGGAAGGAAGAGATTGAAGTTCGTATGCGATCTGAAGCCATGCGGGCTGTCATCGACGTTGCTAAGAACGAGAACCACAATGGCAGAGTCGCTGCCGCCAAGTTTATCCTTGAGGGCAAGTATGCTCCGAAGACACCAGGACGCCCATCCAAAGAGGAAGTTACTAGGCAGGCGCGTATCGCAGCCAGGACAATGGAAGAGGTTGACGACGACATTGCCAGAGTGCAAGAGACGATCAACCAGATTGCCACTATTAAATGAAATTAATTGATCCAGAAAAGTTCTACGAAAACAAGCATCTGAACAAGGCTCAGAAAGAAGCCCAGTTCACCGCGATCAATAACTTTGAAGCGTTCATCAGGCTTACGGCACCCTACCAGCTTCTAGCTCACTCCCATATCCAGCTGTGTCGGTGGGTACAGGACAACGCTAAGGTCAACAAGCTGATTCTGTGGCCGCGAGATCATGGCAAGTCCAGAATGTCTGCGTTCTTTTCGGCGTGGCAGATTATAAGAAATCCTGCCGTTACGATTATCTACGCTTCAGCCACGGCTGAAAAGGCCGAAGAGCAGCTCCGCTTTGTCAAGACTATCCTGACGAGTCACACCACAACCAAATACTTCCCTGGTCTGTTCCATGAAGAAGAGGGCCGCAGGGAAGCCTGGAACAAAACGTACATCATCGTTGACCACCCTCACCGCAAGAACGAGGGGGTTGTAGACTCCACCGTTATGACCTGCGGCCTTGAGAAGACCATCACCGGCAAGCACTGTGAGTTTCTCATCCTGGACGACATTGTTGTCCCCGAGAATAACACGGAGCAGGGCCGAAGAGATGTCAACTCCTGGGCTGCACAGGCAGCGTCGATCACCTCCGCTGACTCGGTCATCTTCGCTGTTGGGACGCGCTACAATCCCAAGGACGCTTACAGCATCATGATTGACATGGTGGCCAAGGATATCTCCTCTGGCGACGACATGGAGGCCGGTCTTGGTAAGGTTGTGGAAGAGGCTCTGTTCGAGGTGAACGTGGCCAATGTGGAGGAAGATGGCGACTTTCTATTCCCGAGACAGCAAAGAAAAGATGGAAAATGGTTTGGGTTCAACTGGCAGATCCTTGCTAGGAAGCGCGCAGTGTATGAAGCTTCTGGTGAAATTACACAGTTCTTTGCTCAGTACTACAATGATCCCAACGACAAGTCCACCTCCCCCATTAACCGTAACCTGTTTCAGTACTACGACAGGGACAAGCTGACATACACCTATGGCTCCTGGGAAATTGAGGGGGAGCCCCTTCATGTGTACTGCGCCGTTGATTTGGCTGCAAGCAAGAAGGAGTCTGCCGATTACACCGTCGTCATTGTTGGCGGGGTAGATAGGCATAAAAACAGATACCTGCTTGAAGCAAAGCGCTTTCGCACAGATAAGACATCTGTAATATTTGAGAGCATACAGAGCGTATATGAAAAATACAGATTCAAGGGGCTTCGTATCGAAGCTGTTGCTGGCTTTAGGCTTGTTGCTCAAGACCTCGCAGATAGGTTGCACGATAGAGGCATCAGGATACCTATTGATATCTACATTCCGCCTAACACAGAGGCTAAGGCTGTTCGTGTTAACGGTATTCTCGAACCTCTTTACCAGACACGATTGATCTACCACTACAGAGGCGGGAACGCCCAGATCCTTGAAGAAGAGCTTGTGGCTCTCAACCCGGCTCATGATGATCTAAAAGATGCATGGTCTATGTGCATTGATCTCATGAAGCCCCCAATCGAGAGACTCCACAAGAAGCGGTCTAACGTTCTCACCTTTCATCCCAGATTCGGCGGAGTTGCAGCATAATGGAACGTTCTAACACAAGTGGTACCGCTCTTAACGTAGCGAACTACGACGAAAGTGGTACCTTCCTTGGGCCAGAGATACACGAGGTTGCCGTTCGCGTTGGTGAGATGTGGACAACATACAACAACTCCCGCAGGGTAGCGCTGGCACTCAACGAGGAAGTGCGCCAGTATATCTTTGGTACGGACATCGACAGTACGAACGCTAGTGGTCTACCCCACAAGAACAGGACTCATCAACCTAAGCTCACCCAGATCTCAGACAATCTTCAGACACAGTACTTTGAGGCGTCGCTCTCCATGCAGCGCTTCTTTTCGTTTGACGGATACACATCTGATGACACGTCCAGGGCTCGTAAGGTAGAGGCGTGGCTTCGTACCAAGCTTGAGTCGCGCAAGTTCCGCCAGACCACAGGCCGTGAGCTTATTGCTGACTACGTCGTCTTCGGCAGTGCCATCTGTAGCATTGATTACATCGTGGAGAAAGACGCTGGTGACAATGTCATTTACCAGGGACCAGAGATCTCGCGCATCAGCCCCCTCGACATCGTGTTCGACCCCCATGCTAAGAACTTTGCCAAAAGCCCCAAGATTCAGAGAACCTTGATGCACGTTGCCGATGTCATTGACCTGCCTGATAAGTTCCCCGATGCGGGCTTCAAAAAGGGTGTGATCGAAAAGGCTATAGAGCTTCGCTCGGACTCATACGTCAATGATTGGATTGAGAGCATCAAAGACCGCATGATTAACATGGACGGCTTCGGTGGTTGGGAGGATTACTACAAGCAGGATCTTGTTGAAGTCCTAATCTATCGCGGCAATGTGTTTGACCCGGCTACTGGCAAGGCCAGCAAGAACCGGGTAATGTATGTCATCGACCGTATGTTTGTCATCCGCGATGAGGCTAGCCTGTCCCCTTCTGGGTATGACGGCATCCACTACGCTGGTTGGCGTGTGCGCCCTGATAACCTCTGGGCCCAGGGTCCGATGGATAACATCGTCGGTATGCAGTACCGCATTGACCATCTTGAGAACCTAAAGGCCGACGTGTTCGATCAGATCGCGCAGCCCATTATCAAAATCAAAGGCGACGATGTAATCGAGCCAGAGGAAGGCTACGCCCCCGGAGCAGTGTACTACTGCGGCCTGGAGGGAGACGTCGAGATCCTCAAGCCCGACACCACCGCCCTAAACGCAGACACACAGATTCAGATCTACCATCGTATGATGGAAGAGTTCGCCGGTGCTCCCCCCGAGACAAGAGGGGTCAGGACACCCGGTGAGAAGACGGCGTTCGAGGTAGAAAAGCTCGACGCCAATGCGACAGTACTGTTCGTTGACAAGGCACGGAATTTCGAGCTCATGCTTGAGACTGTGCTGAAGGAAGCTTTCGAGCTCATGATGATTAACTTCGATGACATGGACTATGTCTCGGTGACAAATGACATCACTGGCAAGGATGACATCAAGCAGCTGTCGTTTGAAGACGTGAAAGCCCGTGGCCGGTTTACGGCCCAGGGTGCTAGGTTGTGGTCAAGGCGTAACAGAGAAACCCTCGAGCTCAGCAATTTTATGGGCGGACCTATGAAGGACCCAGGCGTCCGTCGACACATTAGTGGTGAGAACCTCACTAAATTCTTTACTGGAAAGTTAGATCTACAAGATCAAAACATCTTCCAGCCATTTGCAGGAGTGAAAGAAGATGCACAAGCTCAAGCCGTCGCTCAATCGGAGCTCCAATCCCTCGAACAAGAATCTGGCGCAGCCCCACAGGGGGACGATCCCAATGCAGCTGGCCTTGCTCAAGCGATTCCACCAGGACCCGGCGGTCCAGCAGGCGGTCCTCCGGGAAGCTAAATCTGCTGAGAACCTAGTTACGTTCTTGCAGTGGTATTGCGAAAACGCATACGACGACAACACATTCTCTGAAGGGTGGGGCGAGACAAGAGCCTACCATGATGGGAGAGCCCGACAAGCGGCTTTATTCTACGAAGTACTAGGAAGGATTAAAAATGTCCGATCTGCTGACACAGCTAAATGAGACAACTGAAGAAACAACCACACAGGAAACTGAAAATTATCTAGATAATTTAGTGGGCGATGGCAAGAAGTACCGGACAATGGGAGACCTCGCCAAAGCCTACCACAACGCGGATATTCATATCCACGAACTAAGGGAAAAACTTGACGACATGGGCGACATCCACAACGTTGTCAACGATCTAAGAACACAGATGCGAACAATCACAGCTGAACCCCCGGCCCCCGTCACTGATACGGCGTCCGGCACAGCAGGAAACTCTGTATCCGTTGAGGATATTAAGAGGATTGCAGCTCAAACTGTTGCTGAGCATACCTCAAATACGGAACGACAGCAGAAGCAGGACAGTGCTTTGACAGCTCTCGACCAGAGATATGGTTCTCGTGACAAGGCACTTGCAGCCGTTAACCAGATTATCCAGAATAACCCAGAAGTAAAAGAGGTTATTAACACGATGGGGCAGACCAGCCCAGACGTTCTGGTGAACTTTGTTACTTCTCAAGTGCCGCCCACTGAAGCGCCTAGGGCAAACACCCCAGGCGTGAATACATCCCCTGCTCATGCACAGATTCCCTCTATGCAGCAGCTTTCTTGGACTTACTGCCGCAAGGTACGTAAGGAAGATCCACAGCTCTACAACTCAGCCGAATTCCGGTTGAGTATGGAGCGGGCTGTAAACGAGCGCGGGGACAAATTCTTTAACACTTAATAGGAGGAAAAAAGAATGGCTCTTGATACATCTAACAATACCTCCTTGATCCGTACAAATATTTGGGCGAACGAGATTAAGGATGTGCTACAGGAAGAGTTGCAGTTGGACAGCCACGTGCGCTGGATTACAGAGTTTCCCGATGGGGACACACTGAACATCCCGACACTGTCTGAGATGACTGTTCGTAACTATTCGGAAGGCGCTCAGATCACTCTTGATGATCCGACGACTGGTAACTTCACTCTCACGATTGATAAGTATTACCAGACGGGCTTCAAGATTCCTGAGAAGTTCCGACACGATTCGTTCTACGTTTCGCAGGCTGAGAGTAACTTCGTTGGTAAGCTTACTCGTGCTTTGATGGAGCAGAAAGAATCGGACATTGCTAACCTTCAGTCCGGCCAGACCGCTAGCAACCCCAACACCATTAACAATGTTGACCATCGCTACGTGGCCACTGGCACCAGCAACGCGTTCACGCTTGCTGACATTCAGAAGGCCAAGCTTGCTCTGGATAAGGCTAAGGTGCCGTCCGGTGGTCGGCGCATGTTCATTGATCCCACTGGAACGTATCAGTTGCAGCAGATCAGTAACGTTATCCAACAGGACGTTTACGGTGCCAATGCTCATCTTAAAGAGGGCATGAACGGTAATCGTTTCGTTGGTCGCTTCGCTGGTTTTGATCTCTATGAGTCGCTTATGCTTGACAGCGCGATTGCTCAGACGATTACAGCTACAGGAGTTGGCTCTGGTGCCCTCACGTCCGTCGCGGCGTGGGCTAACATGGCCGTTGGTTTCGAGGCGTTTATCGGCGCTATGCGAGCCATGCCTGATATGAAGCAGTGGTATGACAACAACACTCGTTCCGATGTCTACCATGTCACATGCAGATACGGCATCAAGCTGTTCCGCCCGGAATCGCTTGTTGTGGTACTGTCGGACTAGAAGGAGGAATAAACACATGACACAAGCAAGAACTCCTGCTGGTACAGGAGCAGGAACAGGTACTGGTTCTGAGTACCTTGCCGACTCGACGCAGCTTCCCACGGCTCTTACCTGGGATGAGGTGCCGGGATCGGTTAACACCCTGGCCGATGGTCTGGTGCAGATGGAGATTACGGACGGTACTCTCTTCTCTGGTACTGTGCAGGCCACGTCTGCCGACTGGGTGTACAAATTTACGGCCCCCGATAATGGCCGTATCGTTGGCATCACTTACGCTAATGGCTCAGTGGCTATGAGTGGCTCTGTTGGTTGGGAACTGGCGTTTGTCAACGCCAGTCGCTCCAATGCGAGCTGTGCGTACTTTGGCTTCGGCTCTGGTACGGAAGCTGCCAAGGGCACTGATAACGATGTGGCAGTTGCTGCTGACACCGTTGTCACAGTGTCGAACAGCATTACTGCTACCACCGCTCGCTTCAATAAGGGCGATGTGATTAGCTGCACTGCTGACCGTGACGGTACTTCAGGTGTCGGCACCTTCATTCTTCTCGTCTCGTACGAGAGTGAAGGCTACGCTGCCTAGTTGACAAAGGGGGAGGGCCAGTCCCTCCCCCATCTTAAAGGAGGAATAAATGGCATATAATGCACTTGCTACAGAGCTCAATGCTGGTACCGAAGGTGGTACTGGTGATATGCTCAACTCTGACAACATCGTTGCTCAGTTTAAGAACCCCGATGTCACCTCTCTGTCGATTGGTGGTACTGCTATTACAGCCACGGCAGCTGAGATCAATGCTACATCGGATGCTACAGGCCGCGTTGTCACCTCGACTGGTGCGGGAACTCTAACTCTAACCTCGGCCCTACACGCTGGCCGTATCGTCAGCTTCAACGATGCTGATGGTAATATCGTCCTCCCTGCCGCTTCCGGCACTGGCGATAAGTACCGAATCTATATCGGTGTTGCTTTCACTGGTGGCACGATCAGGGTGGCCCCTTCGTCCGCCGCCATGTTCCAGGGTGTCCTCCGTGTCGTTGACACGGATAATGATGCCACCATCAACTACCCCGCCCTTGTTGGGGATACTTTCGACACCATCACGCTGAATGGCGTGGCTACTGGTGGCGTTGTCGGTGACTGGTTTGAGTTCACTGACGTTGCTGCGAACATCTGGCATATCGACGCCAGCGTCTGTCAGTCTGGTGGCTCTGAAGCTACCCCGTTCTCCTCGGCTATCAGTTAATAGGGAGGTAAACAATGGCTAATACAGAACACAGCGCTATCACAGACCCGTCGATCCACGAACCGAAGGGCGCTGCCTCTGCCACTGTTGGTAAGGTCTACGTGTCTGATGGTGCCGGCAGTGGGGTATGGACAGTGGACAACACACATCTTATTCTCGTTGTCCAAATGCTTGACATAAGCACCGCAAACAGCTCATGGGTTGTTAGCCCAGTAGCTGGCACGATTCTTAATGTCAGCTGCGTTCTCCAAAATGCTATAACATCAGCAAACGCTAACATAACTTTGGAAATCGGTGGGGTAGCTGTTACCAATGGCGGCATCACCGTTGCGTACTCAGGCTCAGCTGCTGGCACTGTGGATTACTGCACACCTACCGCTGCAAATGCAATAGCTGCGTTCCAGCCTCTCGAAATTATAAGCGATGGGGCTTCAGGTACAGCCTGTAGAGCTTGGTTCACAGTTCAAATCACACCTACGTAAGGAAGTAAATATGCAACTCACTCTTCTAGAGCTTGTTCAGGATATGTTGTCTGCTGTTGACGCCGAGAACGTTTCTTCTGTGTCCGACACAGAGGAAGCCACCATGTGTGTCAACATCGCCAACAGGTCCTTTGAAGAAATGATTGCTGTGCATAAGAGGTGGAGGCATCTGCGAACACATAGTGCTCTCAGTGCCTCCACTTATCTTAACGATCTTGCGTTGCCCTCTGGTACTCTAGCCGTTGATCCCTACAACATCTACTACAACGGTTCGTGTATTCCTCACCTTAGCCCCGAAGAGTTTCTTTCGCTGACAATCAAGAGAGACACTACGGAGTCAACTATCGAAAGCATCAACAGCATCAAGGTGTACAACGACAGGGTACCACAGTACTTCACCAGCTTCGATGATGAGACCCTAACCTTTGATGCTATCCCTAACAATGTCAGCGGTCTGAACTCCGCACTCAGCCTTGGGTTGATGTATATCGCTCCCACAAGTAGGCTGACAACAGATGCCCAGGTCTTCGACCTCCCTTCCCAGGTCTTCCCGGCTCTTGACATGTACTGTGTCGCCAAAGCCACAGCAGAGCTGAAGGGTGACACACAAGCAGCGGTCGGCCTCCTACGTCAGTACAAAGCTTTGATGGCAAACCTCGCCAGAACCAGCCGAGTAATCGACAAGAGAAATGACCTCAGGGGCTGGATTGTACCTCGTCGTGGTTCCGTGTTCCAGTACAGTTCACCGCGTAACACAGGCTACGGCTTCATACTTTAAGGAGAAGAAATGCAGACATTCGACCTAGAACAATTTACAAACTCATCCAACTGGCATATCATCCATGACCTCCACGGCCAGCTCTACAAGATTGTGAACGAAAAAGGTAACTCCCTTCCCACCACATTCACTATGCGGTCTTACGCGGAAGTGGAGTTGTACAAGTACCTGACGAAAGTAGAGAGCATCAAGTCGCCTGGAAGAAAAGGCAACCAGAAAGGTAGCTAATGTCCACCTCGAAGCTAGTACTACCCGTCGCTGGTTTTACAGACGGCCTTAACACAGAAGCATCCATCCTCAACGTTATGCCATCTGAGTTTATGAATGGCACGATCAATGTTGAGCTGCTCTCCAATGGCTCCGCGCGCAGGCGCAGGGGCGTTGACTTTATTGGGCTGTCCAGCACAGGCAACTACATGCATACGGTTCGCTCTGGTAATGCGTCAGCGGAGACTTACATAGAGTCGCCGGCCGTTACCTCTGTTAAGTTAGCAGCCCCTAACGGCAATATCGTCAAGCGCGTTGTGGTCGACATCAACAATAGCTTCGAGATCTTTGAGGCTACAAGTTCAGGTCTCAAGAACTGCGACGTCCCGTATGGCACACTAGCCAGAACCACTGACTCCCACAGCAATCAGAAATTCTTTGACATGGACTACGCCTACTCCGGTAAGCGTTTGTACTTCGCTGGTAGACACACTAAACCTGGGTACTTGTATGTGGACGCGGACAACGTCACCTTGGCTGCTACATACATCGACGTGCTGATTAGGGACACAGATGCAACTGCCGCCAATAAACGCGTGTCCAACAACAGTAAATGGTATGAGTGCATCGATGCGCATACCGCTACCGCAGCTGATGAGCCCGGTGTCGGCGCTAACTGGAAAGTGTACTGGGTGCAGCTTGATGGCCCCATCCCTACTAGTACAGCAGCTTGGTCTGGTACTACGGTCTACACTTCCACCATCATCAAGCAGTACGATAAAAATACGACACCCGGTGCCACTGATACCTACCCCTCGACAACTGCGTTCTTCGCGTCGCGTCTATGGCTTGCTGGCGATCCCAAGACCCCCAACTCAGTGTACTTCAGCAAGACAATCGTGGGCACAAGAGACATCGAAAAGTTCTACCAATTCGCTGATCCGTTTGATTCAAATGACCCCAACGTTGTGGACAGCGATGGTGGTGTTATCCAAATTCAGGGCGCTGGTGTAATCACTAAACTGCTAACAATTGGCACAGTCCTGCTTGTGTGCACAACCAACGGCATTTGGGAAGTGCGAGGTGCCTCGGACATCTTTAAGGCTACGGAGTACCAAGTCTCCAAGGTTCTAAATGATGCTGTACTTGGTGTTGGGTCAGCTGTTGCCGTGGACCAAGAAGCTATCGTGTTTGGTTCCGCAAGTGTTTGGCTAACCGAGATTAACAGTAATATCACGGACATTGGTGCTGGTGGAACAGACTTCTTTAAGCTGGACACCGACAAGATTGAGACGATATACGATGCCATCCCTAGATCGGATAAGGCGTCAGCTAGAGCCATCTACAGCCAGAGTGAGCACAAGGTTTGGTACTTCTTCAACAGCGGTGAAACAGCATTCACGAACTCCTACGGTGCCAAGGGGCAGCCGTCCTACTTCACAGACGTCCTAAGCCTGGACACACGATTCACGGAGGCCGCTGTCAACGTTGACCCCAACGCACCGAAGAGATCGGTCAAGGGTGCGTTCACGCAGTACACATACGCTGATGGAGGCAAAGATGGCGAGCCGTACATCGCGTATCCCTTTGTCACAGAGGAGATCCCCGCGGCCAACTCCCAGGTCGTTGTTGGCACGAACACTGTTGTGGATGACTCGGGCAATCTTGTCGTGACCACTGAGGCGCAGTCGTCGGGAGACGCTGTGCATGCCGTTGCTATGCAACGTACTACATCGGGTTCGGTGGTGACAATTAAGAAGAGCTTCATCACCCTCAACAGTGACACCCTAAAAGACTGGGCGTCTGACGTGACATACGCGAAGAACTACGAATCAAAGATCATCACTGGCACCACAACCGGAGGTGATCTATTTCACAAGAAGATGCCGACGTACATCTTCTTCGTGTTCAAGAAAGTTGAAACTGGGGTGCTTGACACCAACGATGTGGACACCAACGCAGGAAGCTGCTTTGTGCGAACGGCGTTCCAGTTTGCCACTAATACAACGTCAAGCAAGTACAGCGGGCAAACACAGATCTACAAGCCTGACAGATACAACTACGCCGTTGCTGGTGCTGGCCTTGACGGGTTCTCACATACGTGGGCAAAGCACCGTGTGCGCGGGCGTGGCAATATTATGCAAGTGACCCTCGAAGGTGAAGGTGCTAAGGACTTTCACATCGTTGGGTGGTCACAACAGTTTTATAGGAAGGACGACTAATGCATGAACCTGTAAGCGTGTCTTCGACAAGTGTGGGGGTGCGCAAGACGTATGCTTTTCCAGCAGGGCACTTAGTTGTGGACCTACACGATGATTTTCTGATGATCCACCCGCATGTGACGCGTGTTACGAAAGGTGGCTTAGGGGAGTACAGAGAAGCTTTGGCCGAGGTGATGCATGCCCTTTGCGATGAGTACTTTTACAATGAGCTGTGGTTTCTCGCCACCGAGCAAAAACACGACAGACTGATACGAATGTTGGCCAAAAACAAACAAGAGTACCACAGTACCGAAGTTGGCCACCGTATATACAGCCTAAAGAGGGAGAACATGTAATGGCCACTTCTACAATTTTGCTAGTCATAAGTATGGCGGCGGCTGTGGGCGGCATGGCCCAGGCTAGTATGGCCGCTGAAGATCAGAAGGATGCAGCCAAACGGCGCGAGAAACTGGCCAAAGAGAAGATGGCTGCGGAGACGTCCAGGAGAGCCCTAGAAATGGCTAGAGAGGATGCCAGGCTTAACAGAGAGGTTAGGCAGCGCCGAGCCTCCATGTATAACAGGGCAGGGCAGGAGGGCACATTGACCACGTCCACCACGTGGGGTGCTGCCACTGGCTTGGGTAGCACACAGGGTAGAGAGCATGATTACCTCAACCAAGTTGATGCTTTGGAAAGCGTGAAAGATAATATCACAAGACGGGGCATTGAGCTGTCCACAGACATCACAATCGACAATGCAAACAACGCTAGGAATGCCGCGCTACTTACGGGTATCGGAAGCCTCGCCGAAGCTGGGATGAAAATAGATTGGGGTACCGATACTGCCCCATCCACCAACATATCGTCAGCTCCTGCGACTTCTATGGGTGATCACAGAGCAAGAACCGGAGGGTGGATTTAATGGCTAAAACACTAGGCGAAGAACAAGACATGTCAGTGACTGCCCCCCGGGGCGGTCAGGTAAATTTCCCAACGGCGTATCCCCAAAAAGGGCCCAGTACTGCTAATGCCTTTAGTTCTCTTACAGATAGTCTGTCTAAGATTGCTGCTGATGATAAGAAGAAAAAATTCAGCATGGAGGTTGGTGCTTTCATCGCTGATAGTAAAAGAGCTATCGCCCGCGAGCCCAACCTTGCCCAAAGAAGTATCCTGGTTAATAGGTTTAATACTCAGGGCCTTGACCTGTTCGGTGCTGCTGCCCAGACTGAGCTTAAGGAAGGTATCACTACTCTGGGGCATAAAACCGGAGTAAGAACAATCAATGGCGAGCTGTACGAAATTACAACGGACAGTAATGATAACATACTTAATAAGGTACCGCTTAACCAAACCCCTGAGGGCGAAGAGGAGAGGCATACGTTCGCAAATGTCGCTTACCTGGAAACCGTGGCTCAGAATTGGATGAAAACGGTGGGTCTTATCGCGGAGACGCTCGTAAAGGATGGAGACCCCATACCTAGGCAGTATGTAGACGAGGTTTTGACAGACGCAAAAGATCTGTACAGCATCATCGACGCTTCTATGGACGCCGCCAGCCGCGCAATGGAAAGGGTTAGCAACATAAAATCCATCGATGCTGTGAGGGGCAAATACTCAAGGGACATCAATAACAAAGTTTGGGGCATGTTCGATCACTTCCGTTCTAGTGAATTGACCGACCGCATGTTAAATAACAACTCCCTAAACCCTGTTGTTCTAACATCTATGGCTAGACAGTTCGGTGTTGATACGATGGCTTACCTTGATGAGCAGGGGTACTTTGAAAAAATGAACGTAGACAGAACCAAATTCCGCAAGAATATAAACGAGGAAGTCGATGCTATCGGTGAGATTTACGACGCCGTTCTGGAAGGAAGTGATGCCCGGGTCTTGCAAGAGTCGGTTAGACTCCATCTGCAACGGCAAATGGACACCGATGCCTTCTGGGTCAATATGGCTAAAACAGACCCTGAGGCGTACAAGGTATTCCGTACGGCTTCTACGCTAGACGAACTATCACGGGTCATAGCCTCATCGGGGGCGTGGGTGTCTACGTTTGGGAAGGTTAGTAGGTCAATGCAAGATGCAATGCTTCTTGGGATGGGCCTGCTTGGCATTGACCATACGGAGATTCTGCCAACCCTGGACCCGACGAGTAGTAAGGCTGTCGACACGGTTGTAAAAATTGCCAAAGCTATCAGAAAGAGTGGCAATCCCCACGAACTCCAGAAGCTAAACACCTGGCTAACGGAAAACAGGAAGGATATGGAAAACGCAGCAAAGCGGGGCGGTCTCAACATGAGTGTTGTCTTTGAGCAGGTGCAAACAATGGTGGTCGATTGGCAACTCCGAGCGCAGGAGAATAACACGACTCTCGAAAGAAGTGCTGACACCGTAAAATTTCTTCGGGACGTCCTTCATGGCGATTCTACCCCAAGGGTGCTCGAAGAGGAGGTCGCCAATATAGACGAGCAGGCGCGCGATATCGAAGACAGAGGCCACGCGGCCTGGGTCGCAAAGGCCGCCCAGACGGAAGGGCAAGAGAATCGTCTCAATGCGGCTGTGCTCGGGGAGAATACCCCAAGCCCAGGGGAGAATACCCCAAGCCCAGAGATGATGGTGGATCCTCCGCTGAAGAATCCCCCAAGCCTAGATGATGCGAGTGGTATCCTTAATGACCTCAATAACATCTTCGGCTCGGGCATCCCTCCGCGGCGACGGCCCTAAATGGAAATCACCCCCACAAGTACCCTTGAAGAAGACATGGCACTCGCTACACACATCAAAAGACGAGACGGCGGCAGCCCCTCTATGCCGCCGGTCGGCGGTGTTATCCAGGGCGAGGCGGCCGCCGCTGACCTTGAGCGCCTGCGCAAGCTTCGCCGGGCCTATCAGGAGACCCCGAACGCGCGCCAGCGCGCGGCATACAAGGCCGCCCAGGATGAGGTGATGGCCAGCTACGGCAGCGTTCAGGACTTCGCCAGGGCGCTTGGCATTCCTGTTCGACAGGTCGAGCGGGCCGTGCCGCCGAATCAAGGGCAGCGAGCGAAGCGCCCGCCTAGTCAGGTTGTGTCCCTGGACGATGATCCCAACGACGTGGGACGCCCGAGTCGTTTAACTCAGGCAGACATGGATATAGAGCCTCCGCAGTCTAACGACACCACTATACCAGAGATAACGAACCCCGTTGAGGATGAAATTCTAGCAGCAGTCGGTGCTACCGATGTAGCTTCCTTGGGAGCGTATGAAGCGAATAAGATCTTAATGGAGTCACTCAAATCCTACTCGGATGACAACAACAAAGTGCCGCCTGATGCAAGGACTCTGGCCAAGGAGCTGGTGACTAAAACCCCCACGCTTGGGGAAATTTACTTCAACAACATGTTCCCTAACTTGAACTTGGCGGACAGGGAAGCCTTATCTGAAGAGCTGGACACTGCTCATATTGATACAGCCAACAAAGCTATCGAGCATCACACCATGATGGAATTCTTTTCTGGTGTTGCTGATGATGCCTCGGAATTTGTAAGCGACCTTGCAAGCGACGTGGCCAACTTCAAAGGTATAGGGCCTAAGCCTAAGGGGCCTTCCACCACTCTCACTGGCGACCCCTACGACACACAGCTGCCTGCGGCTGTAGTAGATATCATGGCTATGGCTGACTTTGAAGATGGTGCCCTAGTTGACGCCACCGTGCGATCACCTAGCCATATCCGGATTAAACAGATGGTACTACAACAAACCATAGAGATTGGTGCTTTCGTCGGTATATTCCCTGGTGGTAGCAAAACGGAGGATGCCCTAGTTGACACCACCACGAAAACTGTCCGGAACTTCATCGAATGGATACTCCCTGTTTCGTACGAAGATAGCATGGACACAGACTACGGGTTGTTCATCTCCGAGATGTGGGACAATCAAACCATCAGCCCTCAGTTTATCGAGTCCATGGAGAGCAAGTACGGTGATGATTGGTGGAAGCGCTTAACTGCCTACGGTGTTAAGGAGATCGGTGTTGACGCTGGTATTCTAGCACTACTCGCCGCCAACCCACTTACTCGTAAGAGATTCTTCAAACAGACTGGCGATAAACTACTACCTCGTATCAAGAAGGTTTTCATGCGCGCCGCAGCTGTTGGCATTGGTGGTGCCGGGGTTGAAGTCCAGCTACATAGCATGATTGATGAAGACGCCAACTTCGCACGGGAAGCTTCTATACGCTTTACGGCTGAGCTGGGTGGTGAGCTTCTATTTAAGATGCTCGGCATGGGCTTTAGGGGTCTCCATGGCACGTGGCGCACACTTGTGGAAAGCACGGAGAAATATGCTGAACGCAATGGCTTGCGCGTTGCTAATGTGAATACGTGGAGAGACAGACTTCTGCCCGGACGATACAGATCACCGATGTCGGCAATCGTTGTGAAGGCTTCCGTACAAGGTGAGATCAAGGCTCTGCGTGAGATGCAAAATAAACTGGGCGATGCATTCAAAGATGATGAAGCTGCCGCCGAGATTGTCAAGAACATAGAGCAGCTGACAGGCATGAAGTTCGAAGACGCCGAAGCCTTTCTGGCCGTCGCTGACGGCATCTTCCATATTGACATGAAGGCTATGCTAAGGCCAGAAGCCCGCCCTAAGATTGAGGCGCTCAACGCGATCAATGATCTCATAGACAGGCTCCGTGTTGTGTGGAAGAAGCGCCCCGTTAAAACTGCTACTAGCCAGAAAAGAAGAGACGACCAGATGCAGACGCTCCAGGCTAATAAGGTTGCTCTTGAGAAAGAGATCCAGGGGTTCCGGTATTACACATCCGGCAGTGAGCTGGGTGATCTTGTCCTTTCTGGAAAAGCCTTTGGCTTCCGCCTTATCGGGGAAATGGCCAGCAGACAGGGCAAAGTTCTAAACACGTTCTTCACGTACTTCGATGATAAAGCCATGTCGATGTGGGGTGAGTTGCCGCAAGAAGGCGGCACAATGTTAAAATTTATCAATCCCTTTGAGCTTAGCAAAAGGCTAAAGCGTGTCTTGCGCTGGCAGGAGGGTGAAGATTTAGTTGGCGCAGCTGCCAAGGATAGCTTTGATTCTGTCAACAGGTCGAACAAGCTGGCTGCCATGTTCAACAAAATGTCGGAGAACGCTCTGCGTGGTCTGAAGAGCAGAGAGCGCAACGCTGTTCTCACCCTTCTGGAAAAGGGTGCGGAGGATGGCACAGTGTACTTTGAGAAAGACATCTTGAGGATGCTTGGTAAGGATGGAACACCAAGGGTCACAGATGCTTACTACGCTATCAGGAAAGCCATGGATATTGGGCACTTCGTTTTGGATAGGGCCACCACCAGAGAGATGACAGAGAAGGGTATTAAGCAGTGGGGCAACATACCCGTCAATGTAACCAGACTGGCTGAGGTGGGCAAAGGAGACAAGATCCTGACAGCCGAAATGGTGGAAAAGGGCATGGTACGCATCCGAGAGGTTGCCACAAACTCATCTAACAAGCAGGTTGACCGCATCGTACATAAGTCGGAGCTAAAGGAATTGAAGTCTGTGCTTGGTGCCATCTCTGGCTACATCCCGCGTATCTATAAGAACGCCAGATACCATGTCACTGTTATCGACGCCACTGCCGGCACCATAACCAGAACACATGCATTTGGAACCAGACGCGAAGCTCTCGAGCATGCTAAAGAGACAGACGGGGCCTTGGAGGCCAATCAGGTGGCTATCTACAACAAGTGGGATAGTTCCACAAACATGGGTCAGTTTGGTGTTCTTGGTAATACCAAGAAGCTTATAGACATTGCTGACGACACCACTATGGCAAACATCAAGAAGGCCCTAAACGGTTCTGGTCTTGACGCGGGCCAGCTGAAAGTTGTGTTGGACATGTTTGATGGCTCTAACCTTCGCCGTGCATTCACAGGACAGAGGGCCGATAATGCCCTACTGGGTGCTGGTAACAAGCCTGCCCCGGTGTTTGATACATCTTCTGCTATCTCCGAATACTTCGCTGGCGTGGCCAGAAAGTCTGGTTCGGGTGACTGGCGTGATTACGCCCTGTCGATGATGAAGACGGGTGGTAGATATGGTGAGGTTGTGGACCAAAACAAACACTGGATGGATAGGGACTACATCCATTCTGTGGAGTCTCAGCCATCGCGTTTCACTGGTTCTGGCAAAGATAGGAAGGCCATTCCCCTGGACGATACATTGAGATTACGCGCTGAGGCTGCGAAATACCACAAGTGGTTGCAGAGATCCATCACGCAGAAGACGCGTCATGAGCGCTGGATTGACAACTACCTTGAGGGCAAGATGCTCCATTTGGCTACTAATGGCAATCTGGCGCAGAGGGCAGTGGCCCGTGTTCTTGACGGCGGTGCAGTTCCGACGATAACAGGAGCTATTGGTTTTCTCAGAGGAACAGTTGCTTTCAACAAGCTCCTGGCCTTTAGCACAGCGCAGTACGTTGTACAGGGGTCCCAGCTAGCTATGACGATAGGCGCGCATCCCATACATGGCATCGGGGCTATGAGAGACTTGGTTGCTATGTCGGGTATTGCTGCGGCTAGATCCATCAAGTCAGACATCAAAATGCCCAAGTGGGCTTTGGATCTTGAGCTTGCTGTCAAGCGCAGTGGCTATCTGGAGGATGTGCGTACAACTGATATGTATAACTCCCTGAAAACAATTCACAAGCCTGGGTTTGGTTTCTGGGGTAAGAGCAAGCAAATTGCCAAGGGCTCGCACAGTGCACCGTTTAGATTGGGTGAGGCCACAAATAGGCTTATCGCTTTCTACACATGGCGGAGAAACGCCATGAAGCTTTTCTCGGAAGGGAAGCTCATGGGCCTGGATGGCAAGACGCCGTTCAAGGGCAAGATAGACGATGAGGTGTTCCTCCGTCTCGTTACGGACAAAGCCAAGATCACAGCCCTGAACATGGGTAGGGCTGGCCAGCTGGAAGGAATGAGTGGTGTAGGCTCTGTGTTCTTGCAGTTCAAGCAGGTTCTGCCTAAGGGTATGCATGTCTTTGAGACTGCGGAGCTTAGCTTCAAAGAGAAGTTCGGTGCTGCTACAGCTCTTGTTGCGCTGTGGGGTACAGCTGGCATACCGCTGATTAATGATCTTGTGTGGGCCGGGGACAGAATCTACTCTCTGTTCGACAGCAGCCCCTCTAAGGTTGACTTCTACACAAATATTTCCAAGGAGCTGGTGGATGATGCCGCCACCATGGTTTTGAGCATGGCCCCAGAAACAGCTTCCAAGTACGGTATGAAGCCAGAGCTATTAAGGAAGCTTCTTACTAAGGGCGGTATTTCCAGACTTACTAACGACGAGATACAGCTCACGAACCGTGTAGCCCTTGGTAACTTTGTATCTGAGTCGGCCAGCATGATGGAAAACGCTGAAGATGTGATTGTTGCTGTGAGTGTTTTGGCTGATTTGGTCCGGGCTGGGGCCAGAATTGGGGACATGAATTACCTCAACATCGCCTCATGGTGCACCCTCATGATGGCCCATAGTGAAGGCCCAGAAGTTTACGAGGCTACAGCACAAGAGATGTTCGGAGCCACAGGAGAAGAAGCCGGGGACAGGGCAGTGATGGAATTGTTTAAGATCGCCCGTAACGTCGGCAAGGCTAACGCGATGGTCGGGGCGGTTGTGCGTGGAATCACGTCGCAGGACAACTCAATTTTAGAGCCTGAGTTTGGTGTAATGAACCCCTCACAATATGACACATTCCGTTCCAGCACTGGGCGTGAGACCCACCTTGAAGCCACACCGTCAAGGCTGTGGCAGGCTTATCTTGGCATCATGCCCGGTAAGCTTGGGGATGAGTACGAGGAGTACTCCGATATCAAAAAGTTTAAGGACGCCATCAGCTCGTACAGGCAGGACCAGGTCCGGCGCTACCTTGCGGCTGACGGAGACACCCTCGCCCAGAACATCATTGTTGCCGATACTGTAGAGGAACTACTTAGCACACGAAATGTTATCAACTCATATGGCTTAGGTGAAAAGGGTTTGCTGACTGGCAGTATTGTTAGTGACACATGGGACCTATTTTACAATGCACTGCTGGAACACAGCGGGGTTGTGCAGTAACTTACGATTAACCTGGAAAAAAGGATAGGAGCAAACAAATAATGGCAGATAGACCAACTATTACAACAGTCGCGGCTGGGGCTAAGTACGATCCAGATACCCTTAATGGCAATTTCCAGGCGCTTAGGGATGCATTTGACACGGTTATAGGGTTGAGTGGGACAGGCGGGTCCAACAACACCGCTACAGGAGACATCGACCTGGGGGGCAAAACCCTTCGTAATGCCACATTCTCAGGTACTGTCGTGGGTGTGGATTGGAAGGGCGCATGGGCCACGTCCACAGCATATGTTGTTAACGATCTGGTATTCGTCACAAATACCACATACATCTGTGTGGTGGCCCACACTTCAGGTACGTTCTCCCCAGACTTGGCAGCTGCCAAGTGGGAGACCTTCGCCTCAGGCTCTGGCTCGTTCCTGGTCGCCACCAACAATTTGTCGGATGTTACCACAGCCGCCACAGCCCGTAGCAACTTGTCCGCGCAGGAAAACGTTGTTACCACCCGTGGCGATATTGTCTACACCAATGCCTCCCCTGCTGCGGCTAGGCTGGCTGTTGGCACGGCCAATCAGGTTGTAGCCACAAACGGCACGGATGTTGCTTGGGCGACACTGGCCGCAGCGCACCTACCCGCCGCTTCAACAACTGCCATCGGCGCAGTGGAGTTAGCTACGCAGGCTGAGATGGAGACAGGTACCAGCGCAGCCGTGCTATCCAGTGTTGGCAATATGTACTTCCACCCCCTAATGCCCAAAGCCTGGATTAGATTCACAGATACCTCCAGCTCGACACCAACCATAAGTGAAAGCTACAACTGTACCTCTATTTCCAGAACTAGCACAGGGGTTTACGTAGTTACATGGAGCATCGCTATGTCCACGACCACATATGGTGTGCTTGTAACGGCCCTGCATTCTTCACAGGCCAGGGCCATGGGCAAGTCCCAGACAACAACAACAACAACAGTACAATGCACAGGTGGTGCCGAAACAGCGGTAGACCCTGATGCCATCACCATCGTAATTTGGGGGGACATTTAGTGCTTAATGGAAAATCAGACCTCGCAGTTGGGTTCGTAGCCGCTGTTGCAGGTTCAACGGGGGTAGGTATGGCTATGCTACATGAAGTCGCGGATATCACCGCGATACTGCTTAACATAGTACTAGCCTTGGGTGGCCTGTACCTACTATATCTAAGGATAAAAAAAGCCAAAAAAAGTTAAAAAAGTTAAAAAAAAGCCCCAGCTCAATTAAGAACTGGGGCTTTTAGTATGTGGTGTTAGGTTTGGGCGGCTTTCTTGGCTGCCTCTCTTTTTGCGTTGGCTTCCGAGTACACCTTGTCGATATCCTTCTTGATATCTTTCAGATTGATCTCAGATACCTTGTCCTTGTTGATGCCTAGGCCATATTCCTCGTCCATTAGTACGAAGTGGTCAACAGCTTCAAAATCAATGTTGTCGTTTGTAACGAAAGCTCGCCAGTTGTTAAGACCACTGACTGCCATGGACGCTACAAAAAACTTCAGGTAGGCATCCAGGTCAGCAGCAGCCTCAAACATCTTGGCGGTACCGATATTCCTCTGTGGATCGCAGAAGTTATTCTTGTACAGGTACAGTCTCACGATTGTCACCATGCAGAATTTCCAGCTTCCTCGTGAGCCCAGTCAACGCTGTGTCAACCATCTCCATAAGGTACTGTAATGTTCTGTCCTTTGCATTCAAAATCTCTAGAAACTCGCTGTGGCACTCTAGGGGTATGCCTTCTCTCTCGAACAGGATCTTGCCCTTGGTGGTCAGGATGAGAGTGAACCTGTCCAGCACTACTTCATTTTTAGACATTAGCAAGGCACCCCCACTGTTCTGCCATTGCTTTGGCTATACCTGCGTAGGTTATGGAGCGTTTCTGCTTCCTACCCTTTGAATCTGGCATCTTCACTGTAGCACCCTTTCTGCCGCAAACAACGTCTGTTGGTTCCAGCTTCGGCAAGTTCTTCAACCACAACCCTGTCTTCTTTGTCTCACCATGGCCAAACATCCAGGGCTGCACATACTGGTCTGGCTTTCTCCACATCGTTGACAATCTACCAACAGGATTCTCCACGGCTACCATTGGTACCGGAGATTCATACAAGCCGACAACGAACTCCATTGCTGCCTGTCTCAGTTCCGGTTTGTCGTAGTACCATCTGTTTCCAGATATGGCTAGATGATCGCACGGTGGGTGGGCAATCATTAAATCCCACCCATCATTCAAAAAGTCCCGCACGTCACCCTGTGTGTGCCATCCTGGTGACGTTGCAGGTTCAAGATCGCACGACATGGCATCATGGCCAGCTGCCACAAATGCATCTCTGACAACACCAGAGAACTCGCAGGCCACAAGAACTTTCTTACACCCCACAGACGCCCCCTTTCCCTGTGATCTCACACACGTCGTGTGTTACCACATGCTCTTCAAATTCCTCACCTAGTCTGTCTACGCACTCGGCGTATGGCACGTTGGTGATGGGTTGCCCCCCTCTACTACCATCAGGATATACAGTGAGGCCACGCAGACTGTGAGAATAATCAGCAAGTAGTCCGGCAAATTTCTCAGCTGTGTCTTCATTGTTAGCCTCCGTGCCCCAAGAGGGTAGGTTAATAGTGCTTGAGATGGATTGGTCAACGTACTTCTGCACTCTAGCCTGGAACTTGATACGCTTCTCATAATCCCCTGCCATGTTTAGTGCCGTGTCAATGCTGTCCGGGTCCACACCGTACCTGTCGATGATCTCCTGGGCTGCGCTGTCCACCACGTATTGGTAGTGCCAGCGTTTACCCTTCAGGTAACGGCGTTTGTAAGCCACGCTAAAGAGAGGCTCAATCCCAGTAGTAGTCCCCCCAAGAATGCCAATGGTGCCGGTAGGAGCGATAGCTCTGAGGGCAACGGGTCTTGAGATACTGAGATCATCACAGTACTTTCTAGATGCGACTTCGGACTCTTCTTTGTAGACGACGAGCCATTTTCGCAGTTCGTTGTTGACTTCGTACTCATATCCTCTCGCCAACAGCCACTCGTGAATGCCCATAAGACCAAGGCCCAAGCGTCTGTTCTTCGCCCTAACAGTGCGGATCTTTTCATACGGAAGTTCAGCTGTCAGTGTGCCACACAATAGGAATGCTACAGCGAGATCAACAACATTGCGAAGATCATCCAGGCTAGAAATTCTGGATAGGTTGATGGACCCCAGATTACATACATCTGAGTCATCTTCAGATGTGACTTCTGTGCAAGCGTTCCTAAGCGTTTCGTGCTCTTTTGAAAAGAAGTTAAAGGAGAATCCAGGCTCTCCTGTTTTACATGCTTGTAGTACATTCTTCTTAAATACCGCACCAGTATCCCCTGTGTTCCAGTAGTTAGTCAGCCACTCCGTATCGTAGTTGACTGAGATGTTAGTCATGTCCATCGGGCATCTGAAGTCAAAGTCAGCGGACTTCGCATCCCAGAATGTTTTGTCAGTCCCCGGGATCTTCATGTTGTGCCAGTCTTTGACAGTCAGGAACGTGTCAATATCGTCGTGCTTGTGGTTGAGAGAGGCGTACATGGCACTGCGCCTTGAACCCCCTTGAACAACGCCTGCCCCTATAGAGTTAATCATCTCCATCTTGGGCACAGGTCCCGACGCTGTACCACCTGTGGCATGAATTAGAGAGCCCTGGGGTCGGTACACGCTGTAATCGACGCCAATACCACCACCACTGGCTAGGCACAACTCTGTTTTCCATGACAGGTTGGCCCAATCTTCTCTTGTATCTTCCTCAGCCTTCAGCAGAAAGCAGTTGTTGAAGAAGCGGCGTTTGCGGTTGGCGTAGTACAGGTAGCGACCACCAGGGATGAACTTCATTTCCCTGATGGCCTCCTTCAGTGCGTCTTTAGTGTCTTTGCCAAGGTAGTCTTCACACACGTTATCAACCAGGGCGTTGGAAAGCTCGTGCCACGTATGCGCCCCCTCATGCCTGTACTTGTTGTTGAAGATATCCTCGGCAAACTTGGACCGGAAGGCTGGGTTAGTCTGTGACTTAAATGGTACCATCAACTAGCCCTCGGAAGGACGGAGAACATGTCAGCCTGTTTGTACATGTTGGACTTCATGATCTTGCCATCTTCTCGTAACACAGGCTTGCCGTCAGCCCCAAGCTTACTCATGTTGGCCTCATGCACAAGTGCCCTACCAGCATCCATGTTGAACCCAAGGGACACACCTGTGCCTTCGGCAACGTACTGCAAGTCCACAAGCTCCTTGGCCAGAGCCTGCATGTACTCAATGAATTGGGAGGTAATATGCTCGTCATCGTCCCACACCTTGATAGCGTCGGCGGCAACAGCCAAGTTCTCGGCAGCCTCTGAAACCTCCCGGAACTCCTCGGCCATCAGCCGCATGCGAAACGCAATCTCATCGTATGTAACTGGGCCATTCACAGTCATCCCAAACGTGGTGTGAAATTCCTTTACCATGTCGTTAAATGTTTGAGTCATTATATCTCCTAATCAACTCTTTTATGTAAATTACTTGATCGAGGGCCTCCTCGTAAGCCTCGACAAGAAGCTCGGGGTAGGAGTAGGGTGCCTCTTCTAAAGGCACCCCGTAGCGCTCCATCCCTAGCGTCCTGCGATTGGCGATGTCTTCTTCGATAGTTGTCACGTCAGTGCGTAATGATGTAAGTGACGCCCATGTAACAGATAAACGCAAGCGTGATATACAGGTCAAACCTCTCCATATTCACGTTGTATTGTGCGTATGTTAATAGTCTCAAGATCATACTCCCCATTCTCCACGTTCCTACACACGCAAATACCACGCCAGTACATGGCGTTAGAGTCACCAGCCCAGTCCATGTGGTAGTCAAAGTAGCAGCCTGCCACTAGCCCATGAAGTTTCGTTCCATCACCCCTAGTACGGACACTGTAGTCCAGTACGTGGGAATGCCCAGCAGTAGCACTAATATGCTTTTTAAGCACCAGTGCAGCGGCCGGGTGATCGCTAGAAATAGGCCGGCCCATAATACCGCTAGTAAAATAATGGCAATAAGTGATTCCATCAATAGTTACCATCTCCTTGAAGGGATGGTACTCCCACCCATACTTCTTGTACCCCAGGTCCTGAATGTCGATAGCGCCTTCCAGTTCAGGCTGTAGGTTGATCGCTCTTCGGATGCGATCTTCATGGTTCCCTTCAATGAAAACCATGCGAGGTGTGTACTGTGCCTTCTTGTTACGAGCTCTCTGGGCATTGTACTCATTCATTGGTGCCGCAAAGCGCTTACGGGCGTCCAGGGCTGCCTTAACGTCCTTCTTGTACCGTCTACCCTCGAAGTTCTTCGTGCCCCGGTCATACGACGAGAGAGAGGGCATGTCTGCCCAATCCCCAATGTCGATGATTACGTCCGGCCTAACATCCATAACCAGCTGACCGAGCCAGTCGTATCTGTCGTTGGGCTGATCTGGATGAGCATGGCTGTCTCCGATTACAAGATGCGTGTTACCCATCGGCCTTACCACCATTGACTACCGAGAGCTTGCTCTTGGTTTCCACGTCAATGGCACCGCTCTTCTCCTTCTCCATTTTCTGCACCCGAGCAGTGTAGGCCGCAAGCATCTCTTCATATGCTTCGTGGAGAACGGCAGGCTTGTTGAAAAGGACATAAAGCAATGCTTGGCAGATGCGTCCCATATCTGATGGGGCGCCGTCTTCCCCTTTCTGGGGGTCAAAGATCTCGGCTGTATAGCCGTCGTTCTCGGGATCAGTTTCTGTGACTACAACAGCCACCTGATTATTCTGTAGATCCATTATACTTCCTTTCTACCTGACCGCAGCTTCAGAAAAGAAGTGTGCGGCATCAACGATTGCAAGAGCCTGCTTTCTGTTGCTTTTGATTATGAGCAACGGCTCGCTGCCACCGTGTGTCTTGGCCTGCTCGTACGCATCGTAGACTTTTTTGAAGCCTTCTTGGTTCTTGCATTCGACCTGATATGGGAAAGGGCCAAGGGCTCTGGCACTCAACTTAATGTCAGCCCCTGTCTCCCCCATGATCGCAGGTCGCACATCATCCTTGGTAAGATTTGGGAAATGATGCAGTATCTTGGCAGCCACCCAATCTTGTAGGCGACGTCCCTTAGCCTTTGCACTCTTAGTGTTCATCCAACCCCTTCACTTCCCCCACGTACCAGCGATACGCCGGAGTCTTGGCTTTGCTCTTCACTACTGGTGCGTTAGTAACGTTACCCCAACAGGTGTTCTTGTACGGGCAATAGGAGCATGTAATATCCAGGTATTGGTTGCCTGTGGGCTTCTTGTAGAACGTCTCTTCGATAAGCCCGAAGCAGCGTCGGAATGGTGCATCACTAGTTATGGTGTTAACGTTCGTAGCAGCGTCGCTGAGCGCCTTCTTGCGATAACTGTTGTCAACCATAGGTGGCTCACAAACAGCCCACTCACCGTCCACCTTATTGACTACAATCCACCCTCCAAATGGCATGTCCTTGGCCTCCGAGTAGAGGTACCCTTGTTGCACGTAACCAAAGGGATCATCATTCACAATAGAGCTGAACCCTCCCATGGGACCGAACTTATTGGTGAATGCATACGGGCTTGCACTCTTGACGTCGTAGACCTTACCATCGATGGTCACGTCCAGTGTGCCGTTGACCCGTACTTCCGGTGTAACCTGTAGCGAGACAGCTTCCTGCTCGCTCTCCACGTTAACGCCCGCGGCTTTCATAATCGTCGTGACCGCCTCTTCTACCATGCCACCAAGCAGCATCTTCATGGGGTGCCAAGGGCTGTCGTTCACACGCTCAGCACCAGCCTTCTCCATCTGCTGCTGGCACATGGGCCTACCGATACCGGACATACGGATCGTGTATTTCCTTGGCTTCTCTTGAAGGCGAGAACGCATCAGATTCTTGCAAGCTTCGCCAAATTCCTCAACCAACTGGTCGGAAATCTCGCCCCTTCCCTCGTTCACCTGGGACAAGAACATCTTGACCCTTGGAATTATAGTGTCTGGCATTAGGCAAATACTCCTCCTTCCTCCTCCTCTTCATCAATCTCGTTCGGCTCCTTGTCAGGGTACAATTCATCAATCTCGTCCAGCATCTGTTGAATGTCGAAGATATCGAAGCCATACCATGACAAGCGGAACTCCGCAAGCTCACGTTCGATGGAACCTCTGGCGTAGTCCGCGATAGTACCTGATGTATCTAGTGCAGCAAGCGAAACCATTTGTATCTCCCAAAAATGAGGGCGGGGATGTGCCCCCCGCCCCCTGTTATGTTATGCCGTATGCTAGGCTAGTATGGGAAGTTCGTCGTCAAAGTCGTGCTTAATGGAGCCACCCAGAATCTTAGCGGCAGCCTCCGGCACACCGGCCTTCTTTTGGCTTCTATTCTTATACCACTGCTCTTTGATATGCTCATTTTCAGCATGGATGGTATCGTTGAACACAGTCAGCAACTCGAAGTCCTCAGGTGTGAGGACCACTGTGTCAACCACTTCGGGGGCGATCTCCCAGTAGGTGACGCCACCATTCTTCTTCTTGATCGGGACGAGTTTGGCGTTGACAGTTTGCATCAACATATTTCTCTTCGTCAAACTCGTGAAGAACCCAGACATGGGCATGAAGTTAGAACCACGGGCAAAGAACACACACGGAACGTTGGCCGCTTCCGCATCCTCACCAGAGGGGGTCTTGCCCGAGATTGTGGCCAGCCCATAGATTACCTTGGAGCACTTGATGCTCTTCTGCTGCTCCTGCTCCTTGGGCGATAGCTGCTCGCGTTCCTTCGGGGATAGCTTACCACACTTGAACCCCCCAGCACTGTCGATGATTTCACTGCGGAAATCACTGAAGTGGGCCGACACGGAGACCAGCTTCTGCTCTTCCTGGTCGTAGTGGGAGTACTGAAAGGTGGTGTAGAAGGGGCGGAACATAACGTCCTTGGCCAAGATGGCCTTCCCTTCGATGGATAGGTACCAGTAGCCCCTTGGGAGCTCGTGCCCATCTGCATCTTCATCTTGGTAGTTAACTTTCAACCGGGGCAGAGACGAGGAGAAATCCTCGACCTTCTGGCCTGTTGCTCGCATGAGGTCTTCGTTAGACATGTTGGCTGAGATCGCGGGTAAATTATCTGGCAATATAAAATTCCTTTCTGAAAATATACCCCGCACTGCGGGGGTAGTGGTGCCGAGAGCAGGATTTGAACCCGCGACCTGCTGCTTACAAGGCAGCTGCTCTACCAGACTGAGCTAACTCGGCTTAGGGAAATCTTCCTCTTATTCCCCAGCGTTCTTATAGCATAACACACTTTTCATTATATGTCAAGTGTATTATCCCTTTTGCTCTTTATATTAAGTGACTCCTGATGTAAGGTACATACTACGATTGTGGCTGCACCCTTGCGTCTTTCTGCCTCCCTTTGTACAGCCTTGACGCATGACTCACGGCTACTCCACACATGCCGGGTATGGTACTCCTCGAACGCAGAACCGTTGGGCCCTGCCCATACAAGGATGATTGCATGTGCTGCATACAGTAGTCCCGTCACTCGTACTCCCCCTGATAGCGGTTGGCGCTCCTGGCAGGACTCGAACCTGCAACCTGCGGATTAGAAGTCCGCTGCTCTATCCGGTTGAGCTACAGGAGCATATTGATAAAGGCTTTGTCATTCGCAGCAAACTGCCGGAACTGGTGTCTGGTTATCCTGGCATCGTTGAATACATTTTTTATGTTAACGTACCAGCCAGAATTCATATCAGTTGGGCCAACGCTGCCGTGCCCACACCCTGGATTTTCATGGAAGCACAGTCCATTTCTGTACACCCACGCCTTAACGTAAAAGCCAGCCTCACCTTGGTACGACAGGTGTTCTCCGTACCCCATCTGGGGTGGGTAGCAACCCTCGGCCTCAGCTAAAATGCTCACCTCAAGGGGGCTCTCCCCACGGTCCCTACGTTTTACCAAACGGAGCAGAGCATCTGAGTCCTTGGCAAATCTGTTGACGCCGAAAAATATGGTGTCCATCTCACCCCCCCCATCCTTCCTCAAGCTTGGTGATGTTCTTGATGATTGCTCTTTCTCTACCAAGGTACTCCTTGAGCGACGCCCTGGGGATGGGTGCGTCGAGAACGTCCACTACGGCCCACTCGTAGTAGTGGTGGCTGACGTGTGCATCGAACAACCAAACATTGTACTTGGCATCAGAGCGCCTCGACATTTCTACAGAACGACGGTACATAATCCAGCTTCCTTTTCCCTGATACGACTACATAATTGTAGCGGTCCCCGTGGCGCATAAAAAACTTGTGCATTCGACGAAAGGAACGTGATGTGTTTACGGCATCGTAGTTCTCGCAGTACAAAGTGAATTGGCCCATCATCAAATCCCTACAAGCCTTTGCCGTCATGTATGGCGTGCCGTCGAGTTTCAAACCCATCTGGCACATTCCAATGTCGAAGTCATCAAGCAGAACGTGTAGATTGAGTGGTTTGCTATCTGTCTGCACATGTATGAAGTCACAGCCATTGTACTTAATCACGCCTCCTATGGCGCGTGAGTGTGACCCATACAAGCCAAGTGTGATGGCCTTCTCCTTTGTCACATTCTTATCTAGTCTACGGCGGATGAATTCTAAATTGGAATTGGTCCATATGTCGTGGTCCCTTGATCCTATGGCCTGTGCTACGAACCTTCCGCTTTTTGCTCTGACGAACAGGTCCCTCACAGCCCCACCAGCTAGGTATAGCTCAACACCGGGGAGCATGGCACGAATACCCTCCACTCGAGCCTCCAGTGCCCTGAGCCCCACAGTGTCGTATTCAAACATCAAACCTATCCTCTACATCTGTAATTGCTTTGATGGCTGTAAAGTGCTTAACTATGTCTTTGTCTTTTTCCACTGGAAGATAATCCAACTCGGTCTCCCACTCAGCTAGGTCGTCTTCCTGCTGCCTTAGCTGCTCTTTTAGTGACCATGGTTGTTTCCATGGGTGGGTCTTGTTTTGTTTCCGTGCCATTTTTTTATTGACAAATCCTCTTTTCCATGTTATGCTATAGGGGCTTTACGCCCGGGGAGTACAACACTCAGCAATCTCTTTGTTGTAACCTTGCGGGAAGTTAGGCATATTCTTGTGGTGGAATCAGTTCCTCTTTGCGTTGTCTTACCTGAGTGGTAGCACCTCAGGTAGCTCCTGAATGGGCATATCTGGTTCCATGAGTTAAGATACCAGAAAGATCCCCCATCGAAGGAAATCCTGATGCCTTTGGTGGGTATCTCAAAAGATACACCGATCACGTACTCCGTCAGGGCTTTCATGAGAGTAGCCTCAGCATAAGGCTTCCAATACACCCCCACAATCTTTTTCCTTGGGTTCCATCTGGAGTTCTGGTACCGAAGTTGGTACAGATCACTGGCCTTTACCCCCTGGCTCCTGTACACTTCTCGTAATGTAGCGATGTGCCTAGTCATGTAAGGTCTCCATATCCAACCAGTTGTCACCAATCTTAGCCTCTACTGGGTACCTCACAGTGGAGGCATACCCGTATCGCTGCTCAAGAATGACATGAGCATTAGACATAATTTCAACCACTGCGGGAGGCACTACAGCAATATCTTCAGGATGAAGGTCAATAACGACATTGTCATGCACCTCATTGATTAGAAGTGAACGCTTGTCTCGAAGGTATCTCCAGACCTCGATTGCAACTGCTGGAACAAGATCGCCCGTTGCAAATCCCTGAACAGGCCAGTTCTTAATTTGCGTGGAACCAAGGACGTATCCATCATAAAGTTCTCTAGCGTCGGGAAAAGAGTACTCTCGTCCACTAGGAATCTTAATCCTCTTACATTGGACGGCCTCTCTACAAAGCTCGTTGTGCCACGAGGCAATTCCGGCATAGTGCTCTGCGAAAAATGCATAGTACGCTTTTTGCGCGGGGGTTCCCGAAGAACCACCATATAGAGGCTTGAAAGTGTCTGCCTTTGCATCCTGCCTCGAAGTTTTTTGACCGTGATCCTTGAGGATTTGCGCCGTCCTGGTGTGTGCATCGAGATCCCCACTTGATAATTCCTCCAGTCCCACCTTATCGCCAGACAGTTCTACAGCCACCCTGAACTCAAGGGTGGAAAAGTCAACCTCTAGGATTTTTCCTCCTCTCCATCTACTAACAATGCACCTTCTAACAGGTAGTGTTGCTCCTCGTGGTTGATTGTGGAGATTCGGATCGCTGCTTGATAGCCGCCCTGTTGCCGCAACTGTTTGATTAAACTTTGGATGAAGTATTCCGGTATGCTTCTGGACATTTCTCCGTATTCCATTGACGAAATTCGATCTGTAGATTCTAACTGAGCCGATGCGCTCCATTGCCGTGAGGAAGTCCCGTTGCTCTTTTGTGGTGGCATAGCTTTTTAACTCCGATAGAGTGCCTTTATCTGTTGGGAACCCATGTGCAGCGACACTCTGCACATTCAGAATTGGTAGCCCTAGCCCAGCCGTAACCCAACTACCATTACGTGCTATGGGCCTCAGATTGAACCCTTTCCCACTACATTCCGGACAGATGTAGTTGGGCTTGGTATGCCCACCACCCTTCTTCCTGCGTGAGATCTTGCCGTACCCATTACAGTTACTGCACCGGGATGCTCTCTGCTTCAGGTAGACATCAGTAAGAGCCCTGACTAGAGTGGAGAACTGACCCTTCGGATACCTCTTTGGTTTCTTCGCCTTCTTGACTGAGTTCCTGTCGTCAGTACCAATCTCAAACACACTAGCCCATTGCTTCTTGTCCTTTGGGCTTCTGCTGTATATGAAGCGAGAGAGATCATCATTTGAGTTGATGTTAATCTTGTCATCACCAGAGAACTCGGTAATGGTCCTGTCGATAACCTCCAGAAGATCCTTCTCCTCCTGCTCAAGATCCTTGTCGATCTTCTCCAGAGCTTCAACGTCTATCTTCATGCCATTTGCCTCAACCTCTGCTAGTACAACGCAGAGATCGAAGGACACGGCCATGACGTTTCTTATGGTTGCAGGCATGATTCTACAGGCATCCTTCCAAGTATCTGGGTGGTGGTGAGAGGCGCGGTACTGAATTTCCTTGCAAGATAATCCCCCGTTGCCCAAAATATGGTATTGCCGTACAATGACTCCCCTTGCTCATTATCCCGACTAAGATGGTATCTTGTAGACCCGCCGTAACCAGACGTGCCTTCTATAAGCCAGACGTCACCCTTCCTTAGCCTATACCAGTCCCTTGGCCGGTAGTTTTCTAGCACTGTGAGCCTTATACCAACCCTATACACCTTAAAAGTAGGCACGTACCACCTCCTGCTGAGAATTGTAGACATACATCATCTCGCGGATATCCCTGATGCCGTACTCCTTCAGTACCTCCCACGGCACCATATCTGTCTGGACACCCTTGTCCCAGTACTCAATGGCCACCGTGTCTAGTTTGCCCTTGCCACCATACCTACGAGCACAGCTGCTAAGGTCCAGCGGACGGTACACACCACTGGCTATGATGAACTCCGCGATCTGTGTGCAGTATATCTGCCCGTCGTACTTCAGCCCCACAGCATGTATCCATTGCAGATCAAACTTCATGTTGTGGGCCACCAAAAGTGTAGTCTTGTCAAGCACACCTTGGGCTATTTCCATGGAAGTGGCTGCCACCTCACTGGGGAATTCGTTATGTGTGAAGGGGAGGTATGTTTCCTCATCCTCACGCAGGAACCCAAGGCTCACAAGGTAGTTCTCTGGCAAAAACGGAAGCGGATTTCGTTTGTTGTTGACGGTCTGAAACGTTGTCTCAGCGTCAGTGAATGTTATTTGCTCTGTTCCCATCACTTATAATACCACACTACGGCGTTAAGTCAAGGGGCGATTCCCAAATACTTGTGTTCATACTGCAACACTCCATTGATTGCGTGTGTGCTCAAATATAGTCGTGATTTGGCCATGCACACCATTGATCTTGTTCTTGGAGATACACAAGTACCTCATGGGGTTGCGATTAGCCTCCCCTGGGTCAGTACCCACACCAATAATCAAATCGGCCTCACCTGCCTTACCTGTCTTCGAGTTATCCAGCATACTGTAAGACAACCAGCGCCTTCCATCTGCGTCAGCACCTGCTTGCGATACGTTCACTGTGATGGCGTCACTTTCTTTGGCGATTGTACGGATAGATGCATAGATATCCTTGAGCACACCGTGTGTGTACCTGTCAGCACTTCCTGTCTCCACCTTATCCGCCTGATCCACCACAATAAACTTGGGTTTGGTGCGCTTAACATGCGCCCGCAGGTCCCCTAGCGTCATACCAACACAGTCCACCAGTTTCAGGTTTTCCTGTAGCACGTCCCACTCAGCCAATCGCTCGGGGTGCCTGGCCTTGTTATCCTGAAGCTCTCTATCGCTCATACTCAACGCATTGCGAACGACATTCAGGCCGATCTTCCATACAGGCTCCTCATTGCCATAGTAATTGACCCTATGGCCCTGCCTCAGCCAGCCACTAACAAACTGAGCTGTAAGAGAGCTCTTGCCAACCTCTGGCCGGGCAAAGATAATCACGTTATGGCCCCCAGCCAACCCAGGCAGCATTTCCTCTGCGCCAGGGAGATTGAAGGGGATTAAGTTATCGGGATGGGATAGTTCCAGGAAACTAGAAAGATCCGCTGGTGTCTCTCTAAGGGACCCCTGCGTTGAACCGGACTCAATGTTGTCTAGCAGCTGTCTTGCACGAGGGGCATCAAGCTCTTTGCTGGATAAGCCTTCTACAGCCACCTCAGCAAGAGCGCGCACCTGCTCATTGTACACAAAGCGACTGGCAAATTGTGAGAATACCTCCTCACTTTGAGGGGCAGCCTTCTCTAAATTCTCAGCGTATGTGTCAATCAGCTGCTCGTTAGCAGGAGTAAGGCCGGGAGATGATTTACAAAATACACTGACGGTATCCAGAGGGAGGTCCCCACCAGGAGTCTGCCCGTGAAGTTTAACAATAGCATCAACGTAAGTAGCACCAATGCGGCTAAAACAATCAGATGGTATTGTGCTGTGATATTTTCCATATAGTTCTGCATTGAGTAGTCCCTTTACGATATTAGTTTCCACAGTTGCAACCCTTCTTCAATAGAGTCAAGAGGGAGGTTCTTCGGATCGTCAGTGAATGTGCACAGGGTTGTCTCCCTAAAGGCCCCAAGCTGTTTCATGAGTTTGATACTCTTAGCTGTGGCGTCAGGATCTAGCGCAATACCTATTCTGTCGTACATGGTGGTGACGTAGCTAAGTACCGATGTGGATAGACTGGTACCGAGCAGCGGGATTGCGGGCATAAAATATCCGCACACTATGGCTGATAGCGTGTCTTCAACAAGTATGCATGTGCTACCCATATACTCATCTTGCATGGATGGGAACAGAACAGATGAATATTTGTCGTACCTACGCCATTTCCCGCCATCGTCAGCTGCCCCCTCGCCCATGTACCTACCAACCGCGCCAACCAGCATATTGAACTCACTGTACAACAGGAACACACACCTGTTTTTTAGTGTGTCGTACATGACACGAATGCGGTTGTCCAGCAGAGCAGACAGGCAGTTGTGTCTGCATAGGTAGTCGGTTACCTCAAGCGGTAGTGTACGGGTGAAATGGTCAGGCGTTACGAACACGTCCCGAGATGGGCTCCCTACCGTGTTAGATAGTTTGATGCTAAGAAGCTCTTCCTCGGACATCTTGCCACGCGCCAACCCCTTCACACCACAGTTGGCACGAAAGCAGTAGTACACGACCTTGCCACCCATCTTGGATACGGACATGCACCCCTTACCACCACACGAGGGGCAATCAATCCGCTTGCTCTGTCCCGTTTGAAGGGAGCCCGACAGCCCCTTCACAACTGAGTTAATTGACACAGTCGGGCACCTTGTCTTCGAGCATGATGGTCTCAAAGTCAAGGTCCATTTCAGCGTACACGGCCTTGAGGTGCACTAGGCCCTCCTCATCACCGAACGTCTCAAGGATTAGCTTCTCCATTGCGATGGCCTTATCGTCCAGCACAGTGATTATGCTCTCCAGTGCCGACTTCTCCTTCTCAAAGTCAGAGTTTTGTGCAGTGAGGGCCTTGACAGCCTTATCCCTGCTGTCCAACAGGTCATTCAGGTTATCGAATGTGATCCGGGCCTTGCCCTTCCACTCGATAAGAGAGATGATGCCAGTGATAAGCCCACGAAGACCAACCATTTGCGCTGTTTTGTGCAGCGAGCTTTCCTTTTGAAGCAGGGACATGGAGAAGTCAATCGGGAACGTATCCGTCATGATATCCATCTCGGGCATGTCACTGGGTGACGTGCCTATCGTCTTCCAGTCAGCCTTCTGGAAGTCCGACCCAGGAAAGGGCTGCCGCGCATACGGAATGTCTATACTAGGCTTGGCAGGTGTGTAGACAATTTTTCTGGTGTGCTTCGGGGCGCGGCTGCCAGCGGGGTCACGTACCACAGGAAGGCCGGCCCAATCCAGCTTGAGGATAGCTGGTAGCAGCATCTTCTGCACCCAGTACGCATCGAAGTGCTCAGTGGTGCTGTGCTGCTGGAAGTAGCCCACACTGATGTTGGTGCATTCCGGCACATCCCCAGCATAGTTTGCCGAGTCAGTGAACGTACCACGTGCTGGCTTGAACTCAATACGCGGCGGGGTGTGCTTGTTCAGCTCTAACGACAACGCCTCAGCAAACTCCTTGCTACAACACTTATCAAACTGAGTGTCAATCACGTCACCGTAGTTGGCCCGATCAAAGGCAATGCACTTCTTGATGTTGCCCAGCCATTGTGGCTTACCACTTACCAAGGCAGACGACCCCACGCCACCTCGTTCCTCGCCGTAGTGAAAGGCGTAGATGCCAGGGATCTTTGCTTCAATCATCTGGAGCATGAGCCACACACCCACCTTATCGTCGGCACCAAGCACAGAGGGCTTGCCTTCGAGGGTCTCGGCAAACACGATACCGCTGTCGCTGATAATTGGCACGATCTTACCAGCCGTCTTGTGCACAGTATCCAGGTGAGACGAGAACACAGTGTGGTGATCCCTGCTCTTTCCTACATGCAGGATATAGTTGCCATGCTGATCCTTATCCGCACCCTTCGGAAGAAATTCTTCCATGAGGTGCTCGCTACCCATTGGGGTAGCAATAGACAGCATACCGAGTAGAGACTTGTGTAGCTCATTCGTGACGGCAGTAAGGGGGCCAAATTTTCCCCTTGCCGATTTGAAATCATCCGACTTGCGCACAGACTTTTTCACGTCCAACAAGGGCTTGTTGACCAGTTGTTTGATAAAGCTGCTATACATTGGTATCTCCTCGTTCTCTATAGCTTTATGCTGAAGTGGGCTACCCCAGCTGGGAATCTTTGCGGCTCTAGGGTACTGCAGCGTCCATCGTGGAATATATCAAATATGATGTCTGACTTGAACTTGCTGTCGAATTCCAAGCGGACGTTGTACTGCTCCATTGGTGCAGTGTAGTGGTGAAAATACGGGTACATCAAGGGGTTAGCCAGGAAGTCCGACATGTTTTTGCCCGTGGTAGATCCCCTAAGAATAATCCTTAGAAGCATCGCTGACGACGTGCGCCGCAACGCCTCCTCATTGGTGTACCACCTCTGCCCCACGTAGTATACATACGGTGGTGGCAGGATCGGGTAAGAATTTGTAGTATATGGGACCCAAGCATGAATTACACCACGGCCGTTGTACACTGGCATGTACCCGCCATCTCTGGCACAAGACGAGGAGCACACCTGCCTCCCATCAGGGAGATCAATACCGACTGCCGTGGAAGCCTGATAAGACTGGCCGCACTGGGTGCACGGTATTTTAGGGGCCATGGTATTGGACATCATCCAACGGCCTGACGTTGGGCGAAAGCGTACAGCATTGTGGTGGGCCGAACCGTACGAACCCCCAAGCTTGTCAATAGAGCCAACTATGTACGTACCCTCAACACCTTCTTTGGGCATGATGTACAAATTACTAGTTTTTACGTTGTCGAAGTACGGGTACGGAATAGCGTAACCCCCTCCCTTGGGGCTGCGCCTACCCTCTACCTCGAAGGGGCCCTCCGGTGAAACATGGCAGGGGTCCATGCGGATATCGGGGTTGTACGTCTCTTTGATGAGGCGTTTAAGTTTGTTGCCATCAGCCTCATTGTTGGCGTACACCCTGCCAATGTGTGTAAACAGCTTGTCTTCCACGCTTTTGCGAAGAAGTACAGCACGTGCGGCCACCGCACCCTTCTTAGTAAAGAAGGCCCCACCAGTAAGGGGGATGTAGTGGTACATTGATGCAGGGTGAAACTTGACCCCCTCCTCCAGCACACCAGACTTGAAGCCATGCGGGCTATTCTCAGTCATGCACGACGAGGGCCCGGTATTGTACATGGTGTGGTAGTCTTCCGCCGTCTCGCAGATGAACAGAGGGGGGAGAACGTACTCGCTCTGAAGGGATGATGCAATATCCCTGACTAGATCATCACGCAACCCCAGAACATCAGTAAGAAACTTACCTATCTTCATAACCTTGCGCCCCTTGCTAATCTCACGCAGGGATGGGATGATGCCCTCGAAGCGAGACTTGGTATAAGGGTTTATTGCCTTGGCTTTTAGTAGCTTCACGGTGCCACCCATGTTGATGCCAACAAAACCAAAGGTAAGGCGGTCTATAGTGTAGAAATCCCCCATATTATCCGGCAGACGAACATCAGGGTACACCTTGACCAGTGACAGGTCCTTGCTATCGGTCGGGAGAAACACATGCTTCTTGAGGGTTTTAACAACGCTTGCATCGAAACCACAGGAATCAATCAGGACGTGCATACGCCTGATGTACGTCATCTTGCTACGGAGAAACACAGCCATACCATGCACGTAGGGGGCATCCCAATGCTTGGCCAAATCCTTTTCCCACAAGGACTTGTCGAAGTCTAGGTTCATTTCTTCGCACCGCCCTTTCTGAAACACGTCCTTGACGCGGGTGGCAGCAACAGTGTAGCGCATCGCTAATCTCCATTAAGGCTGGAAGGAAGGGGAGGGTTTAGGCACCCTCCCCCGTTGTACCCCCCGTGATTAGGCGAGATCGCCCAGATCAATGGCGGCACGTCCCAGGAACGTGACTTCCTTATCCTCCCACGACACAGCAGCACCATCCGAACCCGGGGTGATGCTGCCCTTGACGATGATCGACTGGAAGCCGATCACGGTGCTGCCGCTGTCGTCTACGCCGAGGCTCTTGAAGACCTCGTGCTGCATCGAGCGACCACCCACGGAGATCTCGACGGTACGCCCCGACGGGGGAGCCGTGCGCCGTCCGGTGTGCATGTAGGTGTTGCTGCCACCCTTGACGGAGTAGAGATCACCCACGGTGAGGGTCGAACGCCGGACACTACGGCCACCAGCCGGGGTGGACGAACGGACAGCACCTAGGGACGTGTTGTTAAGATTAGGCATGTAAGTCCTCTTTCGTATCTCCACTTTATAAGGCGCAGGAGCGGGAGATGTACTCGCTGCTATAGTAACAAACAAATTTGGTGTCCCCGGCTGGATTTGAACCAGCGTTTCCTTCCCGAGAGGGCAGGCGTCCTGACCACTAGACGACGGGGACGTAATCAGCATATTGTTGCTCGCTCCTCATTTCCTACTAATATAGTACCATACTACGATACTATGTCAAGCCGGTGAGCCCAATGGCAGCCAACAGGGATCTAGTATCCCAATCAGTCACTACGGTGAAGCACTTGGCATACATGAATCCTGAAGTATGCAAGTTCGTACTAGTGCTCGACGCATCCCTGAAGCTGGTACCTTTATCTTGCAGGTACTTCCAGTACACAAACACCCCAAACCCCGACAGTGTGCGGCGTAAACCCATCACTCTTCTGGCTTCTAGGTGAGATTCTCCAAAGTACCTGTCCCGAGGGGACTCACTCTCGAACCACTCCATAAGGTTTCCGGCAACCCCTTTCGGCTTACGCATCACGTAAAAGCTTTGGTCGCTGTGCCAAAACTTATCTGTGGCATCTGGGTACTTGGTTTGTAGGAATTTTTCACAGCACGTTCCGGTCATGGTCACACCCCGACAGGCACCTCGACGGATGCCACTATAATCACACAGCATAGCACGAGTAAGTATATACCCCATACCACCTTGGGATGCAGCACACCCCTATTGTGTTGATATTTCATCACACAATACACGTGACGATGGCCACGATTAAGATAGTCCAGAAGAAACTTCCAGCCAGCATACCATCTGTCATTGTTTTATCCTTTCACCTCTACGTTTCTGATGTACGGGGAATTGTCGGCAGCAATATCCAAGACATGATGCAAATCCTGGAGCAACATGGACTTGGGGATATCCGGTCTCGACTCGACAACAACAGTGAAAATGTGTTTCTTCATGCCCGTTTCCTTCTGTGTTCATCTCCTAGTACTATAATACCATATTACATTGTTATGTCAAATACTTATGGCAATGTTTTAATGTGGATTTTTCTCCTTTTCAGGCAGAGGCAGCACCTTTGATAAAAAAGTAGCGCCGGCCCTCCCTTTTTATGATAGCACCTCTTGCCGGCTTACTTGCTTACTTGCTTACTTGCTTACTTGCTTACTTGCTTACTTGCTTACTTGCTTACTTGCTTACTTGCTTACTTGCTTACTTGCTTACTTGCTTACTTGCTTACT